GCAACCGGTACCCCTCCGGCCAGCGCACCTGCCGTCCGCAATCGGCCAGCGCGGCACCCACCACCCCGATACAATCGAGCCCGGTTTCCCGGTTGCGTCCGTGCAGGCGAAAAGGGGACCCGATCAGCTTTTGCGCCGCCTGGGCGAGCGCGTCGCCGCGCAGGCTCATCGGGCGACCGGATATTGCGCCAGCATGTCGTTGCCCGGCAGGAACGGCTCACCCTGAAAGTTCACGGCATTGCCGAAGCGGGCGGCGCAGGTGGCCACGGTCCGGTCGCAGCCCTCGCGCAATTGTACCCGCAGACCCAGCGACCAGTCGGGGTCGATCCGTCCCGCCAGCATCAGCACCGGCCCGTCCGTGTCGACGATCCGCGTCGAAAGCCCGGTGGCGGGGCCATCCATCCAGCGCAGGCTCCCGAAGCGATAGACTGATGCATCGGCCAGATCGACGCGCAAGGTCTGCGTGTCGCGGTCGATCGCCGTCACGCGCACACGCTTTTCGAACGCGGCCGGGTTCAATCCGCAACCCGGGCCGCAGAACCGTGCCCGGCAAGTCGGGCCGGTCACCGGGATCGGGTCATGCGCCAGTCGCGCCTTCGCCGATTCCAGTTCGGCCCGGAACCCCGCCCCCTCGCTGGTAACGCCCGCGATGGACCCTGAATAAAGCGATGCGCGTTCCAGCGTCTCCCAATCGACCACGCCGCATTCGACTTCCGCTGCATCGAAGCGGCCACCGGCCAGATCGGCCGCCGTCACGCTCGCGTGGCTCAGTGCCCCTTCGATATCGCCGGGATCGTCTTCAAATCCCGATGTCACGCGAATGGCCGATGGCAGCATGCCCGGCGCGGCGCGATGGACGATGCCGTCGAACCACAGATCGCGGTCGTGCGTGGTAAAGCCCAGCGTAACGCCATCGCAGCGATAGATGCGCCACCAGCTTGCCGTCGTGTCTAGCTCGCTTGCAAAGAATGCGCGTCTCATGCGGCCTCGCGTATCTCGATCAGCGCAACGGAAGGCGCCTCGCCTGCGGCAAAGGACACGCCGCTGACGTCCAGCCGGTCCTCGGCAAAGCGCACCGGCACATCGAACAGATAGCCTGCCGTGATCGGCGCGCCCGCTGCTGGCGCGCTGTCGAACACGATCCAGCCGCCCGCCTCGTATCGCCATGCCGCAGTTTCCACACCGCCCACGGCAATGCGTATGCTGCCGGGTTGCGGGCGGGTGATCCGGCGCTGCTGCTCGCCATAATTCTTCACCAGCCGGAACCGGCTGGCCATGCCGTCGCCCGTTCCTATGTGCTGATCGCTGGCCGACGGCGTGCCGGTCATCGCGGCGGAACTGAAATCGAAAGGATCGCGCAGGCGAAAACCGCGGGCAGGGCCGTATCGCGCGCGGAAGAAGGCGATCAGCGTGCCCAGTTCCGCTTCGGACCTTATCCCCGGACCGACATCGTATCGCATCCGGGCATCGGACCACAGCGCATTGCGATATTCGTGCCCCGATGCGGTCACCGCGACAGAGGTCGAAAATTCAGGGCTCGCCGCCGCGTCCCGGCCCAGCGTAAGCGGATAGGCGACATCGTCGAACGGGATCATTGTGTCTTCTCCGGGTGGTGGCAGGCGGGTGTAACCGTCGCGCGAAATCTGCGGCATCGCCCAGACGAACCGCTGCGTCACGCCGCGCTCGCGCGCCTCGTCCAGCGCGGCGTCGATCCGTGGCCAGTAAGTTTCGGCATCCTCTGCCAGCAGCACGAAACCGGCCATGTAATCCTGCCGGGCGACCGGATAGCCGAGCCGCTGGGTAACGAAGGCGATGCCTCGCCGCCGTTCGGCATCGGCCCCGTCCGTCAGCCAGTCGTAATCTTCCAGCTGCAGCCGGTCGAAGGCGGGCCATGCCCAGCCCATCGGCAGGTTCGCGCGGTAAAGTTCGGGCATGCGCGGGTTCAGCACGGTCGGCGTAAAGGCCAGCAGCAGGATCTCCGCCGCGCCGCCTGCCGCATCGCGCACGGATTGCGCCAACGCGGCGGTCGACTGGGCCAGCAATGCGCCCGCCGCGTCCAGCACATTGCGCTGCGCTTCGTCGATGGGCGAACGCATATCCGCGATTATCGCAGGCGATCCGCCCAGCGCTGCCCGCGTCGCATTATCGTACAGGCAGGGCGCGCCGCTGTCGGGCTGGACCCACCACCACGGCTCGCCGATCTGGAACAGCACGGGAAGGCCCGCGGCCTGCGCAATCGCAACGAAGGCGTTTGCGACCTGCCGCAGATAGCTCATCGCGCCGTCATGCGCGGGCGACAACAGGGTCGATGGCGGTTCCCACCCGGTCAGCGCGGGCGATCCGTCATGCGCCCGCTGCTTCCAGTCGTTCCAGCAATGCGCGTCGAACAATTCGTAGGATAGCGACCAGATCACGTCGAAATCGCGGATCTTCGCTTGTTCGGCAAAGGATCGGTGCCAGACCGCGCAGGGTTCGTTCAGCACCCCGCCGGCAAGGCTCACGTAATGCCCGCCGCCCAGCGGCTCGAGCCGGAAATAATGGCTCATCCCTACATAATGGACGATCCGTCCGCGGTAGCCGAGGCCTTCGGCGCTGCGTAGCAGTCGTGCCGGGGTCTGGTTGAAACTGTCGTCATAGGCGGTGGCGATCTGTTCGCCATGCGCGGGGATCAGCACGTCGCCCATGGCCAGCATGGCGCCTGCGCCTTCGCACCCTATGGCGGACATTTCGGCCCAGCCATCCACGCGTGTCGGCAACACGGCCTCGCTACCCTCGACATAGTCCTGCGGGGCCAGGCTGATGAACATGCGCTCGATATCATGTGGATGGATCGCCTCGCCAGGCAGGGAAAAACCCGATTCCAGCTCGGAAAACCGCAGCTCGATCTGCGCATCGGTCGGCGAACCGCTGGCATAGTTCCACAGGCGCACATACCAGGCCCGTTTCCTGCCTTCTGCATCGCGGCCCTCGATCGTCAGCGTCGGACCATGCGGCACGTCCAGCGCCAGCACCCCGCCGCTGCGCCAGCGAAAACGCAGCACGCAATGCGCGTAATCGGCCCGCGTTTCATACGCCAGCAGCGGGTGGTCGAGCGTATCTTCACTCTCCCAGATAAGTCCGGCCAACTCGCCCTCGTGGTGGAAGCTGCACTCCACCCGCAGCGCGTCGGCCGCGGTGGTGACGACACTCGCCATCATCGGTCGCGGGAAATTGACCGTCCAGAACCGCGGATCGAACCGCTGGATATGATCGGACTGTTGCCCGCTGCGTTTGCGGGCAAGCCAGAAACTCATTGCAAAACTCCTGTGAAATGCGTGCCGTCATTCCGGATATGATCCGGGGCGGTGCGTTTCGTTTTGAGGGTGGGTGTCCGTTGCCGAAGGCTAAGAGCCCAGGGCCCGGCGAACCGCGCTTGCGACCTGCCGCGCGCTGCGCTGCATCGCGACCGGGGCAGTGGTGCCGCGCGGTGCGGCGATGGCGATCGAAACCTTTACGTCGCGGCTCGTGCCGGTACCCGCATTCGCTTCCACCCGACCGGCGCTTGCGGGCACGAACAGTTCGGGCCCCCGCTCGCCGACCAGATAGGGGCGCTGCGGCGAAACGGTCCCCCCGGTCGCGCGGCCGGGCAGGCCGAACAGCGCCCCGGCCGCAGTTCCGATCAAGCCGGCAAATCCGCCGCCGCTACCGCCGCCGCCGAACACTTCGTCCAGCCCCAGCCGCAGCGCCTGCGCGGCAATCTGGTCGAGCGCGCGCGCCGCTACGCGTTGCAGATCGTCGAAGCCGACGCTGCCTTTGCGGATCGCGGACAGCAACCCTCGTTCCAGCACCGTTCCCGCGCGGTCGAAGCCGTCCAGCAGGGTCGCATCGAATGTGCTTCGCATGGCGCGCATGTCCGCACCGAAGGCCTGCGTATCCGCGCGAACCGCCACGATCATTTCCTCGATCTCGTCATCCATGGGCATCCCTTTCGATCAGCGCGGCAATCTCGGCGCGTGTGGGCGGGCTTCCGGCAGGCGCGGGCGCGGAAAGGCAGGCGGCAAGCTCTGATGGTGTGGCATGCCAGAACGTACCGGGCCTCCACCCCAGATGCGTAGCCGCCAGCCCCGCCAGCCGAAGCGCCCCCTTGGTGAAGGGCTTGCTCACGAACGTCGCCCCCGCTTGCGGCCGGGATCTCGGGTGGGCGAGGTCACACCCGTCCCTTCAGGATTTCGCCCAGCAATATCCGCAGCGGTTTCGTGGATGCGGCCAGTCCTTGTGCGACGACCGCTTCGCCCACGGCGTCCCGCGTCAGATCCCCGCGTTCGGCCAGGCAATGCCAGAACAGCGCGGCCATATCGGTCAGGCGCAGCTTGCCCTCGCCTGCACGTTCCACCAGATCGAACAGCGGACCCAGTTCCTCCTCCGCCTGCACCAGCGCATCGAAACTCGGGCGCAGCAGGCAGGCCCTCCCGTTGATCGTCAGCGCCGCTTCGCCTCTCGCCGCATTGCTCATGACGGCACAACCGGTCCGGAGCTTTCGAGCTGCACCGAATAGGTCCGCTCGCCATTGAAATCGCCCGCATAGTCCAGCCGCTGCACCAGGAAGCGGCCGCGCATCTTCGCGCCGTCCTCGAAACTCAGCTCGTACTGGTCGATGGTTCCGGCCAGTGCGTGATTGCGGATCGCGTGCTCGGCATCCGATCCCAGGAAAATCCCGCTGGCGGATACAGAAACCGACCGCGTCCCCGCGCCCGACAGCAGCTCGCGCCAGCCGCCGCTTTCCTTGTGCGTGACGACCACCGTGTCGCCGTTCACGCTCATTTGCGTGGTCCTGAGGCCTGCGACGGCCTCGTATGTAGCGGGCGCGCCGCCTCTGCCGATTTTCAGCAGGAAGGCCGCCCCTTTCTGGGCTGTCATGTCGATTACTCCGTTGCGATGAGTTTGAAGGCGAATTCCAGCAGCACCGCGCGGCCATTGCGCCGTCGGCGCTCCACGCGGCTGCGCAGGAAGCGGGTCACCACCACGCGGAAACCCGCCTGTTGCGGGGCCAGCGTGGCGATGCGCTGTTCGATGCGGTCGGCAAGCGCTGCGGTTTCGGCGGGATCGTCCCCGCGCCCGACCAGCTCCAGCGCCACGCGTACCTCGCGCCCCGTGGCGGTCTTGGTCGACCAGTCGGTGCTGGCGCTGGCGGCAATGGCGATGGCAGGCGGACTGGCCGCCGCCGGGGCTTCTTCGGCGATGGCGTTCACGCGCTCGGACAGGACCGGATCGCTCGCCAGCCAGCCGGCGATCGCGCTGCGCAAAGCGGTTTCCATCTACCGTTCTCCCTTGGTGAAGAGGGGCCACAGCAGGTCGGCGCGGTGCCACCAGTCACGCCCCCGCCGCCGTGCATGTGCCGCGGCGCGGCGGGTCAGCCGCTCGGCCAGCTCGGCGAACGTCACAGCCGCACCGGCCGGTACGGCCGCCACAGCGCCGCGATGGCTGCGGGCAGGGGCGCCGTGCCTTCGTCCCGCTCGCGATATTGATGCGCGGCAAAGCGCACGATCCCGTGCCGCAGCGCTTCGTCGAGCGCATTCCACTCGTTCGCGCCGTGGCCGGCGAATCGCGCACATATCAGCCACGCCGTATCGAGCAGGCGCAGCAGCAGCGCATCCTCGCCCGCAGCGCCGATCGCCAGCCACTGCTTCAGGTCGGCCAGAGGCTGGCCGGATAGGTCTGGTGTCATGAAAAACACGTCCCGATTGTCAGGAAAGGGTGCCCGCGCCGCAGGGGATACGGCGCGGGCTAG